ATCGCCGTCTCTGTGAAACCTCCGATCAACAGCCAAACGATACCGTGCAATGGCGGTCTGGTTCTGATTCTGTGCGTATCTCACTTCCGGATCCGCGCACAGGCGGCCCATCAAAATTACTTTATTCATGCTCTATCCTCTCTATTTGCCCCGCACAGCCATTTTCCGGCCGCGCGGGTACCTTTTTTCTTAAGATGCTATTCCGTGGCGTTTAAAACGCCTGTTACATACCTGGCACCGCGCCAGGATAATCCGTGATATCCATCTGCCCCGGAAGGTTTTCTTCCTGCGGTGGGATATTTCTCGGAGCACTCTGCCGGTTCGGTGTTTTCTGCAGGCGGCGCATCGCTTTGTTGTACTGCTCCACGGTCAGATCACTGATTTTTCCGACCTTGAATGTATTGTTGATCTGCACCTCCTGCACGCCGGTTCTTGCCAACTCTCCTTGCAGTCTCCGCAGCATCTCACCGTTGATTCTGCTGGTTCGCATATCAGCCGCTGGTGTATTCTCTGTCTGCTGGGTCTGCGGCGGGTTTCCGGCTGTCTGCAAACCATTTACCGTCTCCGCATCCGGATCTGCCATATCAGACGTTGGGATGCAGAATACCTGGAAGCACGCATATTTGTATGCAATCGCCATGGCCTTGTTGGTAGCCTTGTCCCCTGTATCCAATGCTTCTCCCACGAGTGTAGACTCAATGGAGGACCCGTCCTCAGCATAGAACGTAAACTTAATTGTGCAGGTCACATGATACATTACCGTTCCTCTTGCCGTCTGAAGCTCATTTACTTCACGACTCAGGATATTCGGCACGATGACCACTTTGTTCTTTGCCAGTGCCGGATGCAGGGCATTGTATACATCATCAATGCTGCGGAACTTAAATCCCTGCTGCTTATTCTCCTTGTCTTTTCCAACTGCACCGACATCTGCAATCACACCGGCAATCGAGCGATAGATCATCGGATATTCCTTTTTCTCTGTTTCTGCCATTATGCCTGTCTCCTTTCGAAATAGATGCCGAGGCTGTTCAATGCCATTTCCGCCTGCTCCAGTTCATCCGGTGTAGCAATGATCTTATACCACATCGTAACTGTCTGCGGCTGTGGGAACGGAAGATCATCGCCGTCCTCTGCATCATCGAGGGAAAACGGTACTTCCGGCTCTGGTGTTTCCATTGCCGCAGCTTTCAACGCTTCTTCCGCCTTTTTCCGTTCTTCCTCTCTGGCCTTGGCGATTTCTTCGAGTTTCCGGCGCTCTTCCTCACGCGCTCTCTCGATCTCAGCCTGTCGGCGCTGCTCCTCTTCCTGCTGGTGGCGGATGCGTTCTGCTTCCAATGCACGTTTTTTGTTGTCCTCGTATGTATTGACTTTTGTCAGCGCCGCCGCAAGATCACGACCCTTTTTGTAGAGCAGCAGCGCATCGTCCATAACATCCGACTGCGTATTGCAGATGATTGCCACCTCAGAAGCAACCTTTTCAATCATTGCCAGAAGCTCTTTTTCGATCTGCTTCATGCTGGTGGTTGCATTGTCCCACTGTTTTACGTAGATCTCTTTGAGCGGCAGGTACTCCGCCCAATCACCGGCGCATTCTGCATACAGCGTTTCAACCTCTTTATGGCGCTTGCGGATGCGTTCTGCCTCCATCTCTTTCAGCTGACCATCGATCAGGCAGATCGGCTCGTCGATGATTTCCAGCAGCTCTTTCACCTTCTCCTCGAAGTCATTGTACGGTACCAGGCACTGCGCCTTGACCTCTTTCCGGCGCTTCTCAATCTCGTCTCTGGTCTTTCGGAGAGACGCAAGCTCCGCCTTGGCGACGCTCTTGGACTCCTCCGTGAACACCGCGCCCTGGTACTCCGCCATCTTTGCAGACAACTGTGCTTTCACATCC